TAATACAAGGCAAATGAAGTCCAATACATTTAAGACCTTTAGGACATATTTGCAAGAAAAATCATTTGCGAAGTGGAGTGATGATCAGGTTATTTATGTTGGAGATCATAAAGATGGGGTAGATTTTATTGATAAAGATGAAACTCCATATGAAATGAAAGGATCTCTCCGCCTTTTTAATAAGAATGGATCTACAAAAGTAATTACACTTAAGAATTTTCAGAGTGAAAATAAAGTTGTTGAAAAAACATTTGAGTATATGTTTCTTGTAGACACTGAGAATATGTCTATTGCTTATACAGATTGGAATACTGTTGAAAAGCGTGTTTATTTTACTCCCAAATCACCTATGGCAAAAGTTAAATTTCTTCCAGGAGATTTTACAATGCTGGCAGAAAAAGTTACTCCAGCACCAAAGAGTATTACTTCTGAACAAATCCTTGAAAATCTTGAGAGGATTCTTTGATGGCAACTCAAAAGTCTCTCAAAACTTGTTTAAGGTATCCTGGCGGCAAGAGTAGAGCAGTCGCCAAAATGGATCCTTACTTTCCAGATCTTCGTAACTATGAGGAGTTTCGTGAACCCTTTATTGGTGGTGGAAGTGTAGCAATTCATATAACTAAAAAGTATCCCAATCTAAGCATTTGGGTGAATGATTTATATGAACCTCTTGTCAATTTTTGGAAAAATCTTCAGTCTTCTGGAGATAATATGAAAGATCTTCTTTCAGATCTTAAATCAAAAAATAATACTCCAGATAAGGCAAGAGTTCTTTTTAATGATGCAAAAGTTTCTATTAATGATAAAAATCAAAATGACCTAGAAAGGGCAGTTGCATTTTACATTGTTAATAAGTGTAGTTTTTCTGGATTAACAGAAAGTTCTTCTTTTTCACCTCAGGCATCTAATTCCAATTTTAGTATTCGTGGAATTGATAAACTTCCAGAATATTCTAAGTTAATTAGTAACTGGAAAATTACTAATCTTTCTTATGAGTTTTTAATGGAAGAAGGGGAAAATGCTTTTGTGTATCTTGACCCTCCTTATGACATTAAGGATAATCTCTATGGGCATAAGGGATCAATGCATAAAGGATTTGATCACGATAAGTTTGCTACTGATTGTGATGCTTGTAATTTATATCAATTGATTAGTTACAATTCGGACCAATTGGTTAAGGATCGTTTTAAGAATTGGAATGCTGCTGAGTTTGATCTTACTTATACAATGAGATCGGTTGGTGAGTATATGAGAGAACAAAAGACAAGAAAAGAACTGCTGCTATTTAACTATGGAATTGAAGGATTGGTTAAACTCGATTAGAAAAACGAAGAAAAACTTAATTGATGAAGACCCTTCACTTGAGAAGGAATACCCTCCATATATTATTAATAAATGCCTTTCTGGGTATATTGAAACGATTATGCTTGTGAATGAAATAAATCAATACTCTTTTCTTCCTAAAAAAATGCAATATGACTTTTTTATAAATATTGTTAGGAAAAACAAGAGATTTTCCCCTTGGATCCGACAAGATGAAATCAAAGATCTTGAATATGTCAAACGTTATTATGGTTATGATAATGAAAAGGCAAAGCAGGCTTTGAAAATTCTTACAAAAGAACAACTTAATTTTATTAAATCGAAATTTGATACTGGAGGAAAAAATGAGTGTAGTTCGTGAACCTGAGGTTCAGTGGTCACCAGACCAAATGGTTGAAGTTGTATTAAGTGAACCTGATGATTTCTTGAAAGTTCGTGAAACATTGACCCGCATTGGTGTAGCATCAAGGAAAGAAAAGAAGCTCTATCAATCTTGCCATATTCTGCATAAGCAAGGTCGGTATTTTATTGTCAATTTCAAGGAACTTTTTGCATTAGATGGTAAACACGCAAATTTAACTGTCAATGATGTGCAAAGAAGAAATAGAATTATTCAACTTCTTGCTGATTGGGGATTAATTTCTGTTGTTGATGTCAGTAAAATTGAAAATATTGCACCACTAAATCAAATCAAGGTTTTATCTTATAAAGATAAGCAGGATTGGATTTTGGAAACAAAATACAATATTGGTTCTAAGAAAAAAAGGGTAGATGAAGAACAATAATTTCTCTCAAGTACGGAGATCCGCAAATTAAAGTTCGGTTTTTACCTTTTAAGATTTTTAAGTTTATGGTTAAATAGTATTGGATGCTGAAAGGGTCCATACAATCAAACCTCGCTTAAAAAGGAGTTACTAAAATGACTAACCTAACACGATATACTGCTGCCGATCTTCCTCAATTGATGGATAGAATTACTCGCAACAGTATTGGAATGGATGAATATTTTGATCGTTTATTTAATCTTCACGAAACGACATCAAATTACCCACCATACAATTTCATCAAAGTAAGTAATGTTGAATCTAGATTAGAACTTGCCCTTGCTGGATTTAGAAAAAAAGAAGTTAATGTCTACACTCAAGATGGTAAACTTTTTGTCGAAGGTCAAAAAGAAGATAAAGAAACGGAAACTAACTACCTGCACAAAGGTCTGGCTCAACGGAGTTTTACTAGAGCGTGGACACTCTCTGATGATACGGAAGTTAGATCAGTTGATTTTGAGGATGGGCTTTTGACGGTTGTTTTGGGTAAAGTTGTTCCAGAACACCATAAAAGAAAAGATTGGTTCTAAATATTTAAGTATCGTCGCCGCAAGGGAGTCTCTGGCAAAATCCAGGTTGACTCCCTTCTTTCTTTTTGGTATAATGGAGTATGTATTGAAATAATGTATGGGAACTAAACAAAATAAAAAAATTGATTCTAAAGGGCACGAAGAAGTTTGGATTTGGGAAGAAACTCCCGAAACTATTCAGGCACTTAAAAATCTTCATAATACTGTAAAAAAAGTAAATGATTCTAAAAAATGACAATTAAACTTTCTGTATTGAAAACTGGAGAACATATAATAGCAGATGTGAAGGAAATTATTTCCGAAGAAAATGTAGTTGGTTATTTGTTTGATAATCCGCATAGTGTAATATGTGAAAGAAATCCAATCCTAGTTGAAAATATTGAAAATACTGAAACTGAATTTCATATTACTCTGACTCCTTGGATTGTTTTATCTGCTGAAGAAAAAATACCAGTTCGTCCAAATTTTGTTGCTACTGTAGTTGAACCAGTGCCAATGCTTAAAAAAATGTATGAGGAAAAAATAAATGGAAAACTTGAAAGTGATAGTTCTTCTGAACAACATAATTCTCTTGGGGGAGATTGAAGAAGTTCCTTCAGAACTTGGTGAACCTGATTGTAAAATTATAAGACCTTTTATTATCAAAGATCCCGAAATAACTGGGTTGGGTTTTACTCTAGAATCTTGGTTATGTGATCACACGAATCAAAATGAATTTATGATTCATTCTGATAAAATTCTTACTATCTGTGATCCAAATCAAAATCTTATTGAAAAATATTCAAAAATGAATGAAAAATGAAAGTATTAAGTATTGATCTTGATTATATAATGGAACCCTCCATTGAAGTTTTTAATAGTATACATTTTAATGATAATCCATTATTAAGGTGGGATCAGTTATATGAAGACTTAAACTTTAAAGAAAGTCATTTTTATATAAATCAATCAAATTTACTATTTTGTTTCAATGTTTTTTTAAAAGCATTAAAAAGTACTAATAGTGTTTCTTTTGGTTATGAACACGACTCCATACTTTTTAGTATTTCTGAATATGATAATATAGATTTAATTAATATTGATCATCATGATGATGTTTTTGGTGGAGATTATGCTACTAAAGAACCTTTAGAAGAAGCTCTTAAAAAAGAATATTATGAAATATTGAAGTATAATCGAGTTCATGAGGGAAATTGGGCAGCTTGGTTGGCAGGTAAAAATAAAATAAATTCTTTTACTTGGATTGGAAATGAAAATAGTGGGAATAAATCAAGAAATCAGTATAATGCTAAAGTTGTTCCTAATTATCATAATGTAGAGAGAGAAAATTATACTTTTAATAGTTATGATTTTGATCATATTTTTGTTTGTCTTTCTCCTCAGTATATTCCAAAAAATCATTGGCATTATTTCAGTATGTTCATTAGTGCATTTGAGGAAATTGCAAATAAAGATGCTATAATATATACTGAAAAATTTGAAACTAGTATTCGTCATCTAGAGATAAATAATGAGATTTTACACCAATGTTCAAATGGTCGGTGACCACTTTTTGGTTCGCGGATATGAGGATGGAAAGCACGTTATGTTTCGTGATCAATTTAATCCGACTCTTTTCGTCCCATCAAATAAAAAAACAAAATATAAAACATTGGAAGGTGAATATGTAGAATCAGTTCAACCAGGATGTGTTCGTGAATGTAGAAACTTTGTTAAAAAGTATGAAGACGTAGAAAATTTTAAGATTTATGGTAATACTGGATACATCTATCAATACATTTCGGATAAGTATCCAGAAGATGAAATTAAGTTTGACACTAAAAAAATAAAAATATCAACGATTGATATTGAGGTTGCATCAGAAAATGGATTCCCAGATGTAGAATCTGCTACAGAAGAAGTTCTTTTGATTACAATTCAGGATTATTCTACAAAACAAATAAGAACTTGGGGTAAAGGACCATTTACGAATAACCAGAATAATCTAACTTATAAGTCATTTGATAATGAATATGATTTATTGAATGATTTTATTCATTGGTGGATGATTGAAGAAAATACTCCAGAAGTTGTAACTGGATGGAATAGTGAACTGTATGATATTCCTTATCTTGT